CTGTTTTCCTCACATGCAATCTTTTTTAGAGAGATTAGTTTTACTACTGTATCTATAAGGATAACTGTCATTAATAGAATAGCACATAATTCTATTGGAGCAAAGAATGAGAATACAGACAATGTAAGGAGAGTTAATTTAGTTTTCATGGTAGTCTACTTGAAATCAGTTTGAATAAAATATAGATTAACAAGATGAATAGCACAATCCCTCCTACATAAGCTAGAAAGATCACCCAGGTAGGGATGTATTTAATTCTTTCTGGCTTTAATGTTTTGGTGACTACTTTAGTGTGGTATACATCATTGCCTTTAATTACTTTGATAATTGGCTCAACATTTGCTTTTGAAGTATACACATTGTTCTGGAGTTTGGTCTGTAGCTTTAAGATCTTACCATCCTTATCTCTAAGAACTCCATTAAGTTTAGACAATACATTACCTAAAGAGTCACAGTATAATGTGTCTTGCAAATAAACTGTTTCTCCCGGTATTGTGATTGTTGTGTCTTTATATTGGATAACTGTCTCAGTACTATCCTTCTGTGTACACAATGGACAGTATTTTGCTAGCCTTTTCTCTAATGAACAAGAGGTTACTGAAACAAATAATAATAGATATAAACAATACTTCATATCTATAATATACAAAAAATTTTACAACTTACCAAGCATATACTTCTCAGCATTTTTAATTGATTCATCTGCTGCCAGCATTTTGTTAATTATGTCTCTGTCAACATGTTTAGGATGCACATACCAGTCTTCATAACAACTAGTTTCATTTGGTGCAATATTACTTGCAACAAGTACGTATCCTCTGCTTAATAAGAAGTTTCTAGATTTTTTTCTAAATGATCCTGATACATCTGTATAGTGATCATGCTCATATGTTATAACCCCAAAAGTACATTGATCCCAAGGTAACATTGTAAGGATCTCATAGGTAGTTGCGGGTGGCTCACAGTCAACTTGTAAGTAATCAATGTGACCTCTAAGTACAGAGTAATCAAACTTAGTAGCATCACAGAGGATAATCTCATTCTTTCTGTGTTTCTTAAATTTCTCAACCTCATGTTCTAAAATTTCTAGTGAAGTACCTGTCCATCCAAACTCTTCTAAGAGAGCTGTATTACTACCATGGAACGGATCAGCTGCACCAATTTCAAAGTATGTTCCATTTCTTTTACCATTAAGCATAGTAAGAGTAAACATATCTTGGTATGTTTGAGAATAATTTTTCTCAATGTTTTCTGCTCCTGGAAACTTATGTCTTAACTGGTCATAAAATCCTTTGTGATATCTAAGGAATGGATCTGGTCCGGAACCTAAGGATGTAATATTAGATTGTACCATTTTTTGGTATCTCTCACTTAATGTAGGACCTTGACCAACAAGTTTAATAAACTCATCTCTTGATTCTTGAGATCTACCAATCCACCATGCACACACAGCTTTCTGGAATTGTAATTGGTAAGCAGCTTCATATCCTATATTAGGACTAATTTCTTTTGCATTTGCTGCATTCTTAAGTCCCATTACTGCATAAGAATATGCTTCATGATACTGTTGTCTTGCTTCTGCCCATTCACTTAAGAATAAATATGCTTCTGGTCTTTCTGGTGCAAAGGTCACAGCATTTAACCATAGACCTTTTTCTGTTGTACCTCTTCTACCAAGTTTAGCTAAACATTTAGCTACTAATAATAATGACTCATATACATAATCATCATTCTTAGAAAACTCAGCTGCTCTTAAATAGAATGACATTGCAGATGCATAGTGACCATTTTCATAGTAATGTTCTCCCAAATCTAAGTTACATGATCCACAGAAAGGATTCATAATGAACTTTTCTAATTTAGCAGGAGTTGGTGCCTTATCATTTTTATATTCTACTCCTAGTTTTATGTCACAAATGTGTTCAAAAACTGTTACAGGAAGTTTCAATATAAAGGCCGTAGAGTCCTGGAAACCAAATGGAATGACAAAGTAGTTACCATCAAAGGCTAAACCACAGGAGAACTCAATATTTGCAGTCATAAACTTAAATGCATCAGAGTGTGCAACTATGTTCCACTCCATATCCCAGATAATAAATCTATGATAGTACTGTGCATCTTTTTTTCCTTGCTCATTCTTCCATAAGTCTACTTCATGTGTAAGAGCAATTCTATAGTTACCTACAGTAATAACTTGTGATCCTCCTCTAATATCTCTTGGAAATGTAACATCTTGTTCTACTATCCACATGGTTTCAGATGTTCCCATTTTGGGATCAACTTTTACTACCTCTGTAGGATTAGTCCATTTAACATAATGATATGGCATATCAAGAATTGGCATCCAGTTCTTCTCACAGTATGAATGTGTTGGAGGTTCAATTCTATATCTTGTAGTTTCTAATGCACCACTTTCTAACTCAGAGATTTCCATTCTACCTTCACCATCTGGTTTAGTATCTCTTCTAACTCCGGTTAAAGATATTTTATCATTCCAGTAAATTAGTCTGGCATCTTCTAGTCCAATAAATTCCCACACAGGTGTTACATCTAACTTAGATGTATCTACCTTTTTATACTTATCAATTGATAAAGTGTTGGGATCTAACTGACATAAATAGTTAGTAGTTCTGAGAGTAACATCATCTTCTGGATTAAGATATGCTAATGGACCCCAAGGAGTTTGGAATCTTTGGTCACCCTCACTGTGATATAAGGCATATTGAACATGTCTCAGATTAAGTAAGTAGTGACCATCTACTGAAAGTATAGAAGGATTAGTAAGTCCTAACCCTTCTGTTATATTTCCTGGGATTGTAATATAATTTACAGATCCTCCATTAGCTAATGCTAGTTGGCACAAATTATTCATACTGTTGGTTTTCCAACAAATATAATTAATTAATTTTCATTAACAAGGATTTCCATCTGCTATACATGAACCACACTCTCCATAATCAGTGCCACCCCATGTAATTGTAGCAGGACCAACTGTTGGTGCTAATGTAGTCCAACATTTATTAGAAGTATCACTAAATGAATAACTATTATCATGAATATAATTTGGTAAATAAACTACAGCATTAGGTACACCAACACAACAAGATATAGCAGTATAATAACCATGGCACTCTCCAGCTGCTCCCATAATTACGCATTTATCACAAGTCGGATATGCACCAATTTGAGTATTTACAGTTATTGTAGCAGTCCCTGTAATGTTCCATTCAACTACTGTCCAACAATCTGGATTATTATTACCATCTAATGAAGTAATTAATGAATATGAATCACCAGCTTGATAAGAACCAAATGTTGCATAAATATATTGAATTTCTCCTGTACAACAATTTTTTAATTTATAATAAACAAATTCTGGACATGCATGATCTTGTACACAATTGATACAGTCACTTCCTGTTGTTGAATAAATAGATGCCACATTGATAAAGTTATAATTAACTTGACCATCTACAACAGCACCAATAACTTCCCAACACATACCAAATTGATCAACAAAATTATTACCAATTGCAACCCCACCACCTAATGATTCTAATGATGTATTACCGACAAGATCAGTACAACATGAAGAAATAGTTACCATTGTACAGTTGCCATAATCATTATTACAAAATACACAAGAGTCATAAGAACTACCATCCCATGCAATTGTAGGTGGAGCTACAGATACTCCAACTATTGACCAACAATTTCCTGCTGTATCAGGATATGTTTGACTCATTGCATATAAATTTGATGATGCATACGGAAGTAACATTACTTCATTTGCGGCAACTCCACAACAGTCAGCCATTTCATAATAAACAGGACATCCCTCTTTTAAATCACTAGTACATTTCTTACAATCTGGATAAACACCAATAAATTTAATCATTGTAATAGTTGCTGTACCAGTATCACTATAACTTACAACTTTCCAACATTCTGCTACATTTGGAGATGTACTAACAGTAAACTGTAATACTGAATCGGGAAAAGATACTAGATCTAGTAAAACAACTTCTGTTTCACCAGTACAACAGTTAATTACTGTAGTATATAAAGATGGACATGGGTTAGCCGTAATACACTCTACACAACTCGTGCTTGTTGATGCATAAACAATAAAAGGTGCATTCACTCCTCCATAGGAAGTATTTGCTTCACTAACTGAATAACACACACCAAATGTATCAACAATTATATCACCTACTGAAGGTGTATAACCAAGTGTAGTATTTGAAACAATTAATGGACTTTCTGCTTTAATAGCTCTACAACATGGGTATAAATTAAATAATGTTGGACTTGTATTT